ACAACAAAGTCGACCACGAAGAAGCCAGCTGCCAAGAAGACAGACGACAAAAAGAAAACGACAGCGAAGCCTAAGCCCGTGCCGAAGATCGAGAAGATCATCACACCAACTGAGGCCGAGCTGATGTGCCAGGGCGTAGATCCTAAGATCAGGAATCAGGTGATTACCCTGGCAAACTCAGTCCTGACTCTGCAGAACAAAATAATTCAGCAGACGCCAGCTTATGAAAAGGCACCTTTATTTCAAGAGGTCATGGTCAACACCGGAGAAATCGTTCTCCGTGCTAACCCTCTTGTGCAAGAGTTCCGTGCTACCGTTCGGGACTACGATCAAGCGCTGAAAAGTTTGAATGAACTTCTTAACACTCAGAAGGGAGCATCTGAAAAATCTCCCCTTGATGCGTTAAAGAACCAATTCAAGATAGGCTGATATGAAACAGGTTCTCGGTAAAACAGAACCGAGGATATGGACTAAGCCACTTCGCAAACTGACACCGAAAACCACACTCGGTTATTCGGCTATTCAATATGCGGTTACGGTCATGAATATGACGCTTGATCCGTGGGAAGAATGGGCACTTATCCACATCCTTGAAATTGTTGGAAACCTCGAAACAGGAAACTGGCGATTCCGCTTCAGAACGGTAGTGGTCGAGGTTGCAAGACAAAACGGAAAAACAACACTGTCGAAGATAATAGCATCTTACTTCCTCAATGTTCTGGGAGTACAAAGCATCTTCGGAACATCTCTCTCGCTTGAAAAAGCTGAAGAAGTTTGGGATGCAGTTGTTCTGGAACAGGAGAGCAATCCTTTACTTGTAGGCGAGATTGATACAGTTGCCAGAAGGAACGGCGGTAAGAAGCTGATCCTGAAGGGAAACAGAGTTTACAAAGTTGGAGCACCTACCCGAAGGGCAGGACGTGGAGATTCTAACGACCTCGTATTGTTAGACGAGTTACGTGAGCAGCGTGACTGGGAAACTTGGTCAGCAGCTGCCGCTTCCACAGTGGCCAAGCCGAGAGGCTTGATCCTATGCTTCACAAACGCAGGTGATCCTGACTCGATCGTATTGCGAGAGGTCAGGTCGAAGGCAATAGCAAAAATCGAAGGCACAAAGGCGAATGATTTTGGCGGAAACGTCAATGCGGACGCTTTGGGCCTTTTTGAATGGTCGGCACCGGAGAAGGCAGAAACGGATGACGTTAAGGCGCTGGCGCAGGCGAATCCCGCTTTGGGGTATGGAAGATTGACCATTGACGCTTTGATGGCCAACCGTGAAACCTTCCCGGAGTCGAAATTTAGAGCTGAGTGTATGTGTCAACAAGTTGAAACGATTTTACCTGAACCGTTCCCCGAGGGTGCTTGGCTCGGTGGCCAAGACGAGAGCAGCCGTATCCGTGAGGACAGCGAGTTGTTCTGGGGCATAGATATGTCACAAGACAGAAAGTATACGGTCATAGCCGTATGCGGTATGAGAGAAGACGGTAATTATCACGTCGAGCTTGTTGAACGCAAGATCGGAACAGAGTGGGCGATAGATTGGTTCAGAACCAGAGCGCCCAAGTATGGAGAAATGAAATTATGTTTTCAGGGCCGTGGCGCTCCTGTCAGTGGTCTTGCAGAGCAGATCTGCACACTGGACGGAGTTACAAGAATGGCACAGGAAGGTCCCGACCTCTCCGCAGGTTGGAACCGCTTTTATGATGCGGTCGCTGCTTGCGCTCCGGGAGATCAGCGAGGCGGTGTGAAGGTGTATCACCTTCCGCAACCTGCACTTGATACACCTGGCAGAACGTGTCAGCTGAGAAATCTGGGCGGAGGCATCATGCTTCCGGACAGAACCAAGAGCCCTGACGATATTAGTTCGCTTATGGCAGTTGCGATGGCATACGCAGGAGCAACACAGATAAGCAAAAAAGAAAGAAAGGTATATGAATCGAGCTACGCTTCAGGCAATAGCTTGATCTTTATCTAAAAAGTAAGGGAGGCACAAGGAAATGCCGAGTATTTTTGAGCGCTGGCGGAAAGTTAGCATACCGTCGGTGATAAATGTCACAGTTTCGGGCGATGCTTCGATGCAAGTGCTTAATATGACAGCAGCAGAACTCTACAGAACACAAGACAATCTGTATTCCACTGTTAGCTTCCTGTCACACAACTTAGCGCAGCTTCCGCTTAAGGTCTACATAAGAAACGGCGAGAATGATCGTGAACGTGATCGTAAGAGCGTCGCTTCAAAGGTGTTGTGGAAACCTAACGACTATCAGACACAGTTCGAGTTTATTCGTGCTTTATGCTCTGAATATTACGTTTTCGGTTGTGTTTATGTCTGGGTTGTTCCTGATAAGGACAATGTTGACAGGTACACGCTCCACATCATACCTACAAATTGGGTTATCGGTTCAAGGAAATCTCCTTATGGTCCTAACCTGATAAAAGTCAGGTCAAAGTCTGGTGCAGAGGTTGTTGAGATTCCCTCAACGGAGTGGGTACGCTTTGCAACCTACAATCCGGGAGATCCTGCAACTTCAATTTCTCCTATCAGGGCTCTTAAACAGACCTTATACGAGCAGATTGAAAGCGGAAGGTTCAGAAGACAGTTATGGAGATCTTCAGGAAGACTTAATGCACAGGTTATAAGACCGAAGGACGTAGCGCCCTGGAACGACCAGCAGAGAGAAAACTTTGTCACTATGTTCCGTGAGGCTTGGAGCGGGACAGGATCTAAGGCAGGTTCAATTCCTCTTATGGAAGACGGCATGGAGATCAAACCCTTCAGCACTTCCTTTAAGGAATATGAATGGGCCTCTTCCGTAACACTTTCCCGTGAGTCGGTTGCAGCTGCATACAGAGTCAACCCTTCGCTTATCTGGCATAGCAACACACAGACATACGCAAGCGCTAAGGACAATGCCAGAGCGTTATATGCGGAGTGCTTAGGACCTGATATCCAGTTCATTCAGCAGAGGTTCAATGCGTTCCTCCTGCCTATGATCGGAGCAGATCCTGATAAGACCTACGTTGAGTTTGACCTTCAGGAAAAGCTCAAAGGTTCATTTGAGGAACAGGCAGCAATCATTTCAACTGCAACAGGAAGACCGTGGATGCTTGTCGACGAGGCAAGAGCACTTGTCAACCTTCCGAAGTTGCCTAACGGACAGGGTGAAGGCCTTGTCATTCCTCTCAATGTAGAAGTCAGTGGTCAGGCTAACCCCGGGAACGATTATTCATATCCCGGTGTTGATAACAATGCCAAAAAGCTCGAACCGTGCGGTTGTAAATCGTGCAAAGAGCAGACGGAGCTCAGGATCAAGGGAAGAAGCGACAAGGACGACGATGAAAAAGTCCAGACTGTCTTGACTGAGTTCTTTAAAAGGCAGGCCCGTTCCATTATCCCCAAGATCAGCGCAGGAACGGAAGACTTCTGGAACGCTGAAAGATGGGACAAGGAACTGAAGGAAGACCTTGAACCCGTTCTTATCGAGATAGCAGACAAGCACGGTAAGTCAACAGCTGAACAGCTCGGATCAGAGTACGGCACCGAAGTCACGAGGAAATACCTCGCATCTGCTTCGGAGGCCCGTGCGAAGAAGATCAACGAAGGAACACTGAGAGCGATCACAAAGGAACTCAACAGAGACTTCGAAGACGACGAAGAGCCCGACATCAGCAAGGTCTACGAAACAAGAGAGAACACTTCAGGAACACTCGCAAAGAGCGCAGCAGGAGCAATCGCTTCATTCGCTACTCAGGAAGCAGCGCATCAGGCAATCAGCGACGGAGCGTCGAGAGTGGTCGGACGTGTTGTTGAAAGGATGGATCACCGGAGCAAACGCAAGACCGAGCCATCAGGCTATGAACGGCGAACGTGTTCCGCTTGATGCAGACTTCTCCAACGGCCAGCACTGGCCCGGAGAAGACATAGGAGATCCCGAAGAGTCGTGCGGATGCAACTGCACCACTGAAGTCGTTATCTCAGGAGGTTAAGGAAATGATATTTAAGACAATCGAACTAAAAGCAAATGAAGCCGGCAAAGTTGCTGGCTTTTTTAGTACCTATGACAAAACACCGGACAGTTACGGTGACATCATCGAGCCTGGCGCATTTACGGAGACACTTGAGAAGCGCAAGGCTACTGGTCATCCGTTCCCGCTCTGCCTCAATCACGATTTCAGTGACGTGATCGGAGCTTGCGACAGTATCGAAGAGAAAGAAAAAGGTCCCTTTGTTGAGGCATCTCTTTTTGATACAGGCCGAGCTCAGGAGGTTAGAACCTGGCTGAAGTCAGGTGCTATCTATCAGTTCAGCTTCGCTTATGACGTTTTACAGCGCAGAGATCCTACTGAGGAAGAAAAGAAGGCAGGCGTTATGAACGTTCTTCAGAAGATTGAACTCTTTGAAGTCTCGATCGTAACAGTTCCGGCAAACCAGAACGCAGTAGTTACAGAAGTCAAGGGCGTTGAGCCTGAAACAAAGGCAGGAAGACGCAACAGCCGTAAGGACGCTGACGTTATCAATCAGATCATCGACCTCGCCAAGTCATTGCTTGACGAGCCCGAAGATACAAACACAGAAGAAGAGGCAAAGAGTGCGGAGCCAACAGCCCAGGTCAATGAGGCATCAGAGGAACCGACAACTGCTGAGAACGCCAAGAGAGCCGATGCACTTCTGGAAAAAATCAACTCAATAAAAGGAGGTTCCTAAACATGACTATTAAGGAACAGCTCGCAGAAAAGAAGGCTGCACTCGTTGAGCTTGAACCCCAGATCAAGGCACAGGATGAAGAGGCCATGACAAAGGGTGAAACTCTCACAGCAGAGATCGCAGACCTTGAGGCAAAGTGCGCTCAGGCCGATAGAGCAGAAGCGCTTCTTAAGTCTATTGAAACAGTAGACGAAACAATAATGACAATTCG